ATGAGCCCCACGAGCAGGAAGGCGATGACGAGGCCGAAGCAGATGATGCTGAGCCAGCCGGCGATATATCCTCCGATCATTGGTCACCGTCCCAGGTGATCATGAATTGCTCGATCGCCTCGCCGCCATTGAGGAACGACACGAAGCAGGCGGCGTATTTTTCGCGTTTGAAGTCTTTGATCGGGATCCAGCGTGCGGCGGGTTTGTTGTCATCGATCGACGGCGCCCAGGATCCAACGGTATAGAGCTGGGTTTTGCCGTCCTTGTGCATGGTGCGCAAATAGGTATGCATGGCTGTCCTTTCGTTGCGGAAGCACAATGCATAGCAGAGGTCAGGTCACCTGACAACGGAGGATAACATGCCTGTTGCCAAGGGGCGTGCCGGCGTGAAGCAGGAGCTGCACAAGTTCAAGCAGGGCAAGCTGCACTCGGGCTCGCCCACGGGGCCGCTGGTGCAGAAGCGCTCGCAGGCTGTGGCTATCGCCCTGAGCGAGGCCGGGCTATCGAAGCCGAAGCGCGAGCACACTGGCAAGCGCAGCCGCAGCTATTGAGATGGCGCACCGTCGACCCAACAAGATCCCGTTGCCTGGTGATGAGGAGCTCGCCGCCGATCGGCGTGAGCGCTCGTCCTGGCCGGTGAATGATTACGTGCTCGGCGCCGCACTCGCACTCTTGGGCATCATCGTTTTGATCGCGATCGCGCTGGCCACCGGATTGGTCAAACCCTGATGCCGGAATCTCCTTATTGGCCGCAACGTGGCGATCTGCAGACGCTCGGCCAGGCGATGGCGCAGCGGCTGCAGGAATTCGACACCAGCGGGCGTTTTCCGGTTGGGCCACGCATCGACATCAGCAACATGCGGCGCTCGGAGAATGTTGAGGATCTGCGGCCGCGATCGATCAGCGCGTATCTCACCAACCTGCTGATGGGCGGGGCGCCGATGGAAAACCTGGCGGCCATTTGGCGTGATCCGTTCACCGACCCGCGCGACATCCGCAATCGGCAGTTCCAGGAGTATTACAATCAGCCGCGGCCGGCAGAGAATTCCGATCTGGCGCGGCAGCTGGGCGCGGGCGATCTGCCGGCATTTCTCGAACCGTTTGGGCGTGGCGTGCAGCAATACGGGCGTGCCTTCACCAAACCATAGGGGCTCGAGAACTGTCAACATTACGAACAAAAGTGTAACAGTTCTCGAGCTCCTGGCCGCGTGGCTCGAGGAGGATTGAATTCCTAACTTTCCTCGCCTGATGAAACACGCTAGAGATCACTTATGCCGCGGACAGCTGCACATCTCATCGAGACTCGTTGGAAGCCGGGCGTATCGGCGAACCCGAAGGGCCGGCCGAAGGGCTCTCGCTCGAAGCTGCAGGAATTATGCCTGGCGATGCTGCACGCCGATTTCGAGCAGCACGGCGAGGAAACGATCGCGCGCGTGCGTCAGCGTCAGCCGGGCGTTTATTTGCACGCCGTCGTTTCGCTCTTGCCCAAGCAGGCCGAGAAAGTGAATTCGCCCTTCATCGATTTGACCGATGACGAGATCGCGCTGCTCGAAGAGCATCTGGCCGCGGTACGCGCAAAAACCGTACAGATGATCGAAGGCGCAGTAGAGCTCGAACCCGAGACCGAGGAGCTCTCATGACGCGCGAGCAGGCTGTCGCCCGCATCCTGGCGGCCTGGAGCGAGGTCGATCCTAATCTCGCAGCCGGTCAGTGGTCATTTTCGCAGAAGCTCGTCGTTGCGCTGGAGGCGCTCGATCTGATCAATCTCATCGAGCCCGGCAACGAAGCCGAGCGCACGCCGCGCTTCTCGGTCACGGATCCCGCGGTCGAGAGCGAATTGCGCAGCGAGCTCTCGCACAGCGTCGATTACATCGGCAAGCGCGATCGCACATGACCAGCGCAGAACTCTGGGGCATCGTGCTGCTTTTCCTCCCGCTCTGCGTGCTCTGGAGCGCACGAAGGCCGCACCCCTCGTAACGCTACGAGACATCGCAAACACTCACGAATTCGGGGAATGCGCTCAGATCTGGGGCTCGAAGGGCCGACCGCGAGCGCTCTGATTCTCACTGAGTGAGACTGCGAGAGTATCTAAACACCGCTGCCGCGTTTCCTGCACCTTCTGCTTGAGAGACAGGAGGTCTTTACCGCTAAGCCACTGATATCATTGACTCGAGCGCCTGGCTGACGCCTTCTGGGAAGCACCTGGGAAGCGCTCGATCGAGGCGGGGCACCGCGGCTCGTGCTTCCCATATTGGACATGCGTTGGACATGCGGGCTAATAGTTCAATGATATCAATGACGACCTTCACCTTGTCATAGTGAGGGCTATGTAAATGGTAGCTCCGTTTAGGACTTCTGTCCCACCACACCGAATTGCCTAGGTAGATCAAGGGGTTAGCATGGACCCCCCGGAGTACGGGGTTAGAACCCGGTCGCTGGGGCCACCATGAGCATGGGCAGGTACGGTACCCTTAGTGCCCGCCCTGCTGCTGTGAGAGGCTGCAAAAGCGCGGTTTTGCCGCTTGCACGATGGAAATCCGGGCAGCTATCGTTGCGCGCGCGCTACGCGCGGCGCCGATGTGTGTGGTATCCCGGTGTTGGTTATGCGGCTGAATTCAGGTCAGGAAGCGGCTGTCGAGGCGGCAGTGGATTGAGGGTGAAATCGAGGTATCCCTTGCGCGGCCGCAGAGACCGTTTGTCGGCCTGGCGGTTCACGTGGCCTGGTCTTGTTGCTTTCGCGGATGCCTCTGAGGGCCAGAGCGGCTCGGCTGTGAGGCGGCCGCTGGTTGCGCAGCGCTCGACGATGTCGAGCGCAGCGAGCTCATCGTCCCAGGCGCTGTCCAGAGTTGTGAATGGGTATGGACACGTCGGGTGTTTCAGGACTAGCATGCTTGCTGCGCCTCAGATGCGGTCTAGGCCGCGCGCGCGCGTAGCAAATCAAAATATTTATACTGATGTCAAGTGAAGGCCATTGACCTATCGAGGGTTTTTGGCTTCGCGCTCGATCGTTTCGCGCTGCGGCGCTAGGGCGAAAGATTATTATCGATTTCGGTCTAGTCGGTGGATAACTCGGGCGGTTTCCACGTCGATAGCGCCGTTTGCGCCAGCGACGCGGCCGCCGCATTCGAGTAACGCAACGACGCGATCTCGACCAGGGCGCCACGCAGATGCGCGATTTCGGCGTCACGCGCCGCCAACTGCTCACGTAAGTGACGCAGCCGCTTTCGTTCCGTGCGATCCGCGCGTAGTCTGTCGTTGGCGTTCATCACGAACGCTAGCATAAACAACAAACAAAAGGAGTGATCCGCAATGTCAGTGATCAAGCTCAAGCCTGGCGAGACTATGATTGTCGTCGCCCTACTGCCCGAGGGCGTGGATCCGCCGCACCCCGATCACACCCTGCCCGGCGATCTGCCGCACCCCGATAACACGCTGCCGGTGCCGCCCGACGTGCCGGTCGAACCGACGCACCCGTGGATCCCGCCCGAGCCGCCAACCGCCCCGGTTGACCCCGGATATTCGCCCCCGTGGGCGCAGATCCCGGTCGATCCAGGCTATGGCATCCCCGAGGTGCCGAAACTGCCGGACGGTGGTCCCGGCAATTGGACCTGGGCCTACTGCCCGAGCCCGCCGCCAGGACGTTGGGTGTGGGTGCGCGTGCCCGGTCAAGGTGAAGCAGGGCCGAAAAAGAAGAAGTGAACTACACTGCCAACAACGCCTTCACGATCGCCATCATCATCCTGATGGCGGTCGTGTTCATCATCGTATTCGGCTGGCTCTAATACCCCAGAGGCGTCTGGTACGGCTCGCAAGGCCCCCAGCGGTTCGTTATAGGGCGAACCCTCGCGGTGCTCAGCACGCGCCTCACCCCTTTTCACAAAGGCTCGCGATGACGGCGAAAAAATCGACGAAAAAATCCGCTGCAAAAAAAACGCCGACATACCGATTCACGCCCGAACAACTCGCCGAACTGCGCCGCGGCCTGGCCGCCGGAGAGCTCCTCGCCAAACGCCTCGGGCGTGAGCGCGAGCGACGCAATTCACTCTCCCGCCTGTCGCAGTACCTGCCCTATCCCAAACAACGCGAATTCCATGATGCCGGCGGTATCTACCGCGAGCGCGCCTTGCTCGCCGGCAACCAGATCGGCAAGACGCTGGCCGGATCCGCCGAGGCGGCCATGCACCTCACCGGACGCTACCCGCCTTGGTGGAAAGGCCGCGTCTTCGATCGGCCGCTGCGCGCCGTCGCCGGCTCAGAATCCGCCGAGCTCACGCGCGACGGGGTGCAGCGACTGATCGTCGGTAACCCGCGTGATCAATCGGCGTTTGGCACGGGACTGCTGCCGCAGGAATGCCTGCTCGATTGGTCGCGGCGCAACGGCGTTAGCGACGCCCTCGATGGCATCGTCGTGCTGCACGGCGGTGGCGGTGACGTGCAGCAGGGACGCAGCACCTTAAATTTTAAAAGCTACGACCAGGGCCGCTCCAAGTGGCAGGCCGACACGGTCGACTTCGTCTGGCTCGACGAAGAGCCGCCGATGGAAATCTACTCTGAAGCGCTGACGCGAATTTCGTCGACCGCCGGCATGGTCTATTCCACCTTCACGCCGCTGCTCGGCATGTCGGAAGTGTGCCGGCGATTCCTGCTCGAACCCTCGCCCGATCGCATCAACATCAATATGACGATCGATGACGCGCCGCACTACTCGGCCGCAGACCGCGAAAAAATTATCGCCGGCTACCCCGCACACGAGCGCGAGGCGCGCGCCAAAGGAATTCCCACCCTCGGCTCCGGCCGCATCTTCCCCATCACCGAAGAACAGATCGTTTGTCCGGCGCGCATTTTCCCGCGCGAATTCGCCCGCATCCGCGGGCTCGATTTCGGCTACGACCATCCGTTCGCCTGCGTCGAGCTCACGCACGATCGCGAGGAAGACATCGTCTACGTCACGCGCGCATTCCGCCAGCGACAGTCGACGCCGATCCTGCACGCCGCGGCGATCCGCGCCTGGGGCTCGGAGTGGGTGCCGATCGCCTGGCCGCACGACGGCCTCGCCGCCGACAAAGGCAGTGGCGACGAGCTCGCCTCGCAGTACCGCGGCCAGCACCTGGCCATGCTGCCCGAGCGCGCAACATTCATCGACGGCGCCTCCGGCGTCGAAGCCGGATTGATGCTGATGCTCGATCGCATGCAGACCGGACGGCTGAAAGTGTTCTCGCACCTCAACGATTGGTACGAAGAATTCCGCCTCTATCACCGCAAGGACGGCAAGGTGGTGAAGGAGCACGACGATCTTTTGTCGGCGACGCGCTACGCGCTGATGATGTTGCGCTTCGCACAAACCGAACCGGTCAAGCGCATGCGCCAACCACCGGCCGGATCCTGGCAAGCTGCATAGGAGGAGCCCATGCATAATCTCGGACTGATCCTGCTTGTGTTCGCGTTTGTGTTCGCCGTCATCGCGTCTGTCATCATGACTGCATCCGGCCGCTGGCATTTCGGCTGGGCTGCGGTCGCGTTTTGGATCGCCAGCGAATTGATCGGTGGCCTGGGCAAGGTTTTCTAGGTGGCCGATTGGCGTGACGAGCTCGCCCTGCTGGCGGATGCTCTCAAGGCGCAGAACAACACGCTCGGTAATCTCGGCGATGCACCGCAATTGCAGCGAGCTCCGCTGCCGCCGCAGCTGCCGCAATTTAATCTGCAGGAGCTCGAGTCGCCCGGCCGTGGTGGTTTCGCTGCCGGCGGCATGACGCTGCCGGTGCTTGGCAACAACGCATTCCTGCGCGGCAACTACAGTCAGTGGCCGGGTGCGCCGGCAAATTATCGATTGATGCTCGGATTTGGAGGACGATTCTGATGCCCCCATACAACACGCTCGGAAGCCTCGGCGAGGATCAAGGCCCCGGCAACGCGCCGGTCAGTGCGCTCGGCGACAACTTTGCCGACCGCTTTGGCGCCTGGCAGCAAATGCGGCCGGATAATGCCGGCGTCGGTTGGTCGCCCGATCGCGGCCCGCTCGGCTGGAACATGACGGCGCCGCCGCCGTTCGCGCCGCCGCAGTCCATGCCGCCGTCACCCGCTTATGGCGCGCCGACAATGGGCGGTGCGGCCGCGCCAGGAACGCTGCCGGTGCCACTGCCGCAGCCGCGCCCGGCCGGAGCTCCGCAGACGCAGATGGCTGACGCCGAGGATCCGAGCCCGGCAAACAGTTTCCTCAAGCGATTCTTCGCCAATTTCGAATTACCGCCGGCCGCACGACCGCGCGCGCAAACGCCGTTCGCCTTCGGCGCGCAGCGACAAGGTTTTGCGCCGGTCGGTGGTGCCAATCGCGGCGTCGGCCAGCTGCTGCAGCAACGCCCGCCCACCGGGACCGGATATGGCTAGGCTCGACGAGCTCGGCCGCGCGTTCGACGAAGGCGCTGCACCGTGGGATCCGTTTGGCAATAATTCTCTCGCCGGTCTGGCACAGCGTTACGATACGCTCGGCAACTTGAGCGACGACCCGTTCGAGCGCGCCGCCTTGCGCACGCGCCAAGCCGAACGACCGCTGCTCGGCCGCCAGGGCGAGAACACCGTCGGCAAGATGATCGATTTCATGATTCCGAAAACGCCGCTCGATGTCGCGACCTACGCGCTCGGTGGTCCGTTCAGTGTGCCGGTTAAGATAGGAGCTCTCGTGGCTGGCGGCCTGCTGACGCCGTCCGACACCGAAGCTGCTCCCGTGAGCAAGATCGGCAAGGCCGTCACGCCAGGCATTGGTCATAACAGCGCGCGCATGGGCATCACATCGAGCAACCTGCGCGAGCTGCCCTACGATGAGGCCCTGGCGATCGCGCGCAGCCAGGTACACGTCATCCCCAAGCCGGAAGGCGGCGGGTTTGTCGGTGCGCCCTATTCGATCAAAAACCAAGCCGATCTCGCCAGGACGCGCGCCGATTTTGATCGACAAGTCGAAGAGGGCCTGGCCGGCGCGCCCTGGTATCGCAAGGCGCAGGCCGGCAACGTCGAAGTCGCCGGTCCCGATCCGGCGCGACAACATTTGCTGGCGCAGGAAGAAGCGCTGTTCTCTTCGCAGTCGACGCCGGAAACGAACCTGGGATTTTCACTGCTCGCGCACAACGCCTACGAGGCCGGCAAGCCGCTGGCGAAAGTGCGTACCGGACAGCAGGCGGAAACATACGTCGAAGGGCGCGAGGCCGGCGAGATCCCGCTCGGCAAAAAAACCGGCGTCTACGCCAAGCACCTCGACCCGACGCTGGAGAGCCCGATCACGGGCGCCAACGATATCTGGCACGCGCGCGCGCTCGGCTACGTCACGCGCGAAGGCAAGCCGTGGGACGCAGCGTTAACGCCGCAGCAGCACGCTTGGATGGATGCCGAGACAATGCTCGCGGTCGATCGTGCCAACGCACGCAACCTCGGCGGCCGCAACGATTGGACCGCGGGCGAGATCCAGGCGGCGCCCTGGGTGAAGCGCAAGGCCGAAGGTCTGATGCGAACTTTCGGTTGGCCCGAGCAGCAGGCCAAAGCCGAAGCGATCAAGAGCTACAACGAATTCTTTCAGAAGCACACCGCCTACGGCACCTATGAAGCAACGCCGGGCATGGGCGTCGGTCATCTGCCTGATCTGCCGCTCGCGCCGTATGCCGAGCGCGAGGCCTTCGCCAAAGATCCGCGCTCGTCATGGACGACGCCCGAGGGTCGTGACGTCATCTACGATGCGCTCGGCATGTATCAGCGACCAACGCTGGATGCGACCGGTGTTTTCAAATCGGCGGCAGGCGAACAAGAAATTAATCCGGCCAAGGCGGCGCGGCCGCTGGTCGGCTTTACCGGCCCGACCGGATCACGCGAGATCGATCCGCAGTCGCGCGCCATGCTGAAGGGCGCCGAAGCGCTGCGCGCATACTTCGATGCGCAGAACATGGGCGCCTTCTCGATGCCGATTCACGGTCAGCAAATGGCGCAGTCGCGGGCGTTGGAAATACCGACCAAAGGACCGCTCACGCTCGAACAGATCAATGCCTTGCAGACGGCGGGCGGCAAAGCTGGCCTGCCCAACGTGATCGACTACGGCGACCGGGCGGCGCTGACGACCTTCGGCGACAAGCCGAGCGTCGCGCAACTCGGCAAGAATGTCCGAGGTCAAGTCGGCGAAGAAATCTCGCGCGCCGTCGGGCCGGAAACCGGACCCGTTGCTCCACCCACGCGCGTCAAGCTCGACGTCGGCTCGATCGATTACGAAAAAGTGCTCGGCACCGGCCAGGAAGGCACGCGTAAGGCGACGCGCATTCTCATGCAAGCGATCAGGAGCAAAGACGCGCCGGCCATGTTTGGCAAGCTCGATGCCGATCCGACAATCCGCGCCAGGGTGCTCGCCCGCTTCGATCGCGATGCGGAGTACGCGGCGAAAAGCGGTCAGCCGGTGCGCAAGGACATCCAGCTGGCGCGCGACATCGTCAGCCGCGAGGGGGTTTCCGGCCTTTACCGCGCGATGCGCGCGGGGGCACCGCTGCCGGCGGTGGCGCTGCTGCCGCTGGCTTCGTTGCTGCAGGAGCAGCAGCAGGGCGAGTGAACTGCAGACCATAGCGCTCGGTGCCGCGCTCGATGCTGGCGTAGAATTCGGCTGTGTCCTGTGGTGTGGCCCAGGGATAGCAGCCGCGCTTGCTCGGGTCGCGCGACAGCACGCGCTTACGCCGCGCCATGAACTCGGGATTATCGAATCGAGATTTTCTCATAACAGGCAATTCTATCATACAGGTCACCTGACACAAGAGGAGAAACCGATGCCCGATCGCAGACAACCGCCCAGCCCGCTGCCGAACGATGAGCAATTCGCGCCTGGTCGCGACCCCGGCCCCGAGGCGCATCCGCCCGAGGACGAATTCTGGCAAAACATCATGTTCGAGGACAACCAATACAAAATGGAGCACTACCGCGCGACGGCGCAGTGGTTGGCCAACAAGCTCAATTGCGCGGTGCTGCTGCACTACTACCGACTGCCGCACTTCCAGCGCACCGGGGCGACCTTGATGGGAGCATTCATCCCCGCCGACGAACTCGCGAGGTAAGCCTTGGCCTATCGCAGACGCCGAAACCGCAACCGCGTGCGCGACAATGTCGTGAGCCCGGCGGCGGATCCCGCGACGCCGGAAATCGCCGAGGCCGAAGACGACAAGGACGCCGCGCCGATCGGCCAGGCCGACTTGCCGCCCGAGGTCGCCGACACCGACGACCTAGAGGCGGTGCATAAGGAAGCGATCGAGCGCTACGAGGTCGCCTGGGAAAAAGATCGGCGCAACCAAACCGACGCCTACGATGATCTGCGCTTCTTGTCCGAGGACGATGCGCAGTGGGACGCGATCGCGCTGAAGACGCGGCGCGAGGAGCAGCGCCCGATTCTGACGGTGAACAAATGCCCGCAGTTCGTGCGCCAGGTGACCGGCGATATCCGCCAGCTGCGCCCGTCCATCCACGTCGTGCCGGTCGACGAAAAATCGAGCGACACGCTGGCCGTCGACGTGCTGCCGGAGGTCGTGCGCTACGTCGAGCGGCGCAGCGACGCCAAGGCCTGCTATTTTTCCGCGGCCGATCAGATGGTGGCGGCCGGCATCGGCCACTGCCGCGTGTTCACCGAGTACGCCGCCGGCACGACGCTCAATCAGGAAATCGGCATCGGCTTGATACAGGACGGCGTCGCCGTCGTGTGGGATCCCGATGCGATCCATCCGACGCGGCGCGACGCGAACTATTGCTACGTGCCGATCGACATGGCGCGCAAGGCGGCCGAGCAGCGCTGGGACAACAAAAATTTTGAGGCGCCGCTGACGCAAACGCAAGGCACCGAGGCCTGGTCGGGTTGGTACACCGACGACAGCGTGCGCGTCACCGAGTACTGGCGCAAGGCGCCGTTTGTGCGCGAGCTCGCGGTTTATCCCGATGGCCGCCTGATCGATCTCACCGACGATGACGTCGAGGGCGACGAGCCCGAGTCCGGCGGCATGGATGAAGAGGAAGGCTACGGACCCGACGAAGGCGGGAAAAAAATAGACAAGGAAGAAGCGAACTATCGCGACTCGGATAGTCCCGACGAGCGCTGCGGCAACTGTACGATGTTTCGCGCGCCGTCAGGCTGCACGCTGGTGATGGGAACGATCGGCCCCGAGATGGTGTGCGATCATTTCGAGCCGAGCGTGATGCCGGGGATGTCCGGTCTCGGTGGCGGCATGCTGGCGCCAGTGCCGCAGCGGCCGCAACTCGGCCCCGGCATGGGACCAAAGCGCGCCGACGCAATGGCGGCCGGCGCCACGATCGAAAAACGCGACAGCTACCGTGTCGAGCGCTTCATCATTTCGGCAAGCGAAGTGCTCGAAGGCCCCGAGCTCTGGCCGGGCATGCAGATCCCGATCATCCCGTTCCTCGGCGAGGAAGTGAAGATCGGCCGGCAGACCGTGCGCTACGGTATCGTGCGCAAGCTCAAGGATGTGCAACGCCTGTACAATTATGCGATCAGCGCCGACGCCGAGGCGGTCGCGCTGCAGCCGAAGGCGCCGTTCAAAGGCACACGCAAGAATTTCGAGGCCTTCCTCGATCAATGGGAAACCGCCAACACGCGCAATTGGCCGTTCCTCGAATACGATCCCGATCCGCTCAACGGCGGTCGGCCGCCGGAACGTGAGCCGCCACCGGTTGCGAGTTCGGGCATCAAGGAATTGCTCGGCGTCGCCACGCAGGACATGAGCGGCGTCACCGGGATTTATCCGAGCTCGCTGGGAGCTCCGGCGCAGGAAACATCCGGCCGCGCCATCGTCGCGCGCCAACGCGAAGGCGACACCGGCACGTTCGTCTACATCGAGGCCTTTGGCCGCGCCGTCGAGCGCATCGGCCAGGTGATCGTCGATCTGGTGCCGCACGTGTACGACACCGAGCGCACGCTGCGCGTCGTCGGCGACGACGGCAAAATGGCCAAGATCGAAATCAATAAAACAATCATCGATCCGAACGGCGACGGCATCGACACCGTCACCATGAACGACCTCTCGGTCGGCGCCTACCAAGTCAGCGTTGAGATGGGACCGAGCTATTCGACCAAACGCGAAGAGGCGCGCGACGGCATGCAGACGCTGATGCAGACGCTCGGCCCGCAGGCCGCGCCGCTGTTCGCGGATCTGTTCGTGCAAGGCCAGGACTTCCCGCTCGCCGATCGCATCGCCAAACGCCTGCGCATGATGCTGCCGCCGCAAGTGGCGCAGGCCGAGGC